CCGCTTGCGTAAAATTTGCTCGATCTTCCACCTTATCTTCGGAAGGGATTACTCGCATCATCTCGATAAGTTGAGCAGAGCCCATCTCGTAGACTTGAGAAGGAGTAACCCCATTATCGAGCAACCTATCGAGAATCTTATATCCGTAAGCAATCGGATCTCCACTCGATACAGGATAAGCAGGAAGGATTCTTGCATGGTCTACCGATACCGCGATAGCCGCTGCGCAAAGCCTCCCCAATTGTGCTCGATTGGGTTCGGAGCCCCAGATCGATACGAAGTCCAAGCAAGTAGCAATCGAGGAAGGAATCTTCCCCTCATGCTTTCCAAGTTTTCCAAGATTTAATAGCATAGTACCTCCTATTTGCTATTACGCTACAGCAATACCACCGTAACAAGTAAAGTTTAGAGTAAAACTCGAGGGATCTCCTTCTGAAAAGTCCAAAGAGCATATACATTTTGAAAGAGTTACCTCGTGATCTGCTTCTGCAGTATCTGGGCTATCTGCTACGTACTTGATATCGATAGTGTAGTGCTCAATATATGGAGTACCTGTAAGACCTGTAGAAACATTAGCCGAGTAATTTCCTACTTTGTTAATGAAGTCTCGAACCGAGCCCGCTTCTGCACTATCTGTAAACTGTCTAAAGTGGAAAGAGAAAGATCCCGTTTTTGCTTGCTCGTCTTGCTTTCGAACCGCAGCGAAATTACCACGATCCATTACTACAAGTTCCGAGAATTGCTGGGGATCGGAAAAAGTAAAGTTTCCATCTTCGTAAGCAACTTCGAGGGTTACTGGGGTACCGGTAGTACCATCGATTAGAGTAATTACTCCATCGCGCTTAGTTTTTGGGATTGTTGAATATGCCATGCTGGCCTCCGGGGATTGATTACTATTCTATACGATTGTGTTAGATAGTGTGCAAGATATTGAACGAGAGAGAGATAAGTATATATTCTTGGGAGTCTGTTACGTTGCGCTCGGAACCAGTGTACCGGATAGTAAACTGATTATCTGAAGCATAAGCCTCGAGCACCTTGTTAATAACGCTCTCCTCTGCATCGAGGCTAGCATCGTAATCCGTTGGATAGATATCCAAGGGCCTTAACCGATACGAGAAAAGAACTTGCATTGGAGTAGAGATATAGACCCCTACCGCTCTGCGTTGCCTCTCTTCCATTGCAGTAGAAGAGGATACCGAGATAGAGAAGGCTCTATGGGCTACAGTGTTCTCCGTTCTACCGAAATAATCCGGAGTATGCTTCGATTCCTTGAATCCGGAGATCTCTTCGATCTTCGATGCGATTGCTCTGCGGATGCTCGAGAGAGATTGGGCCATTATCTCCGATCCTCTGGGTTCGCGCTCTGTCCATCGTGGTTATGGTCATATACAAAGTTAATCCGCTTCCATTCATCCTTGTATTGGCCATAATGCTCATTAGCAAGATCGAGGTATCTTCCGTTACTTTGTCCAAGGCTAGAATGAAAATCTCGGAAGATATAATAGAGCGCGAGATTCTGATGGGCTCCCCGGAAAGCCTCTGCACTCATCACAAGATATTCGAGCCCTCCTCCTTCGGTTCTCATCCGTTGGATCATCGTATACCATGCTTCATCGATATAGGTTTGGTACGAAGTAAGATTCGAGGGTCTTAGATCTGCAAGTTGAGAGTAAGTAGCAGTAAGATCTCCATCCGATACTACAGGATAGAGCCTACGGAGTACGAGCGCGGCCATCCTGCGGAAAGTAAAGACCTCTCCTACAATTGTAATCTTCCACTCCTGCAAGTACCCTTCTCCGAGAGTAAGGCTAGAATCCAAGATCGAAGCAGTATGCACATAAGTAGGAATATTACCGGGAAAACTAGCGGAGGCATTATCGATTAACTTCTCTTGATTAGGTTTATACAGAGTGTATCGAACCTCTGTAGGAACTACGAGTACCCCATCTCGATAGATTGGGAGGGTAGAGGTATTACTCTTCCCTCGCTCGAGGAGTTCCGGGATCTTTATCTGCGGAGCGTATGGGGTATTCGTTGCCATTAGATTATCTCTTTGTAAATCTCGATTCCCTTCTTATTGAAGGCTTCGATAAAGGATAGCATATCCTCTCGTATCTTGTACTTCTCTTCGAGTTGTTGTTTTACTTCTGGAATATGCTGTGTATTCTGTAATCTTCCGATTACCTTGTTACTCTTAAGGCTTTCGAGTTCCCAGAAGTGAGGTTCGATAGGTTGCAAAGTACCATCTACGATTAAAGAGGCACTCCACTTAAGGAAAGCATCGCGATCGAAGGTTTTAATAACTCGATTCCCCACTACTCGAACCGATTCCCACTTAGGACAATGGTATCTCCCATTCCGTACTCGGTATTGATGAACGTATTGATACTTAGCAGGATCGAGGTATACCCATCCTTCTTGCTGTAACTTACCGATACGAGAGCCCGGATTCCCTTGCTCTCCGTTAATCTGGTGCACTCCATTGACACCGGGAATAATTCGCTCCAAGCGGATTGTAGGAATAAAGTATCCTACTCGCTCGATTTTTGTGCTCTTACCCTTGGTAACTTCCTTATCGAAGTAATGGAAAGTCCAATTACTTGGATGCCACTTGTAGAAGAAAGGATGGTTCGCTACCTCTGGGAGGAGTTGCTTTTGTGTAGTCTGTATGGGAGCCCAAGGCTGGGGAGTAAAACTCATAATTTGTACCTCAATTTAAGATTAAAAGGATGGGAAGGAAGCCCTCCCCATCCAAACAGGAGAATAGTATTATACTGTAGTAGCGATCTCTACCCCGCGATCGTCATCGATAATAGCGATACCGAGATAAGCATGGCCTACAACCTTGGTAAGAGCCTTAGTAGCATCACGGTCCATCTCTACCATAACTTCTCCCATCTCCATAGCCTCGACAGCACCCGGAAGAGATGCAGGCATACCAGTTGCATAACCGATAGCACCGGCAGCAAACATAGCAGCAGCGTAGTTAGATCCATTATTAGTTACGTAAGAACTTGTATAGATCTCTACACCCATGTAAGAGCCTTTATAGTGAGAGCCCTTAGCAGAGATAGCCTCAAAAGAAGCAGGAGAGTAAGATACGGCAGTATTAGCCTCGTTTCGGATTGAGTCTTGCAATTCTGCAAACTGTGCAGGATGCAATACACAAACATAAGGACCCGGAGCGCCTTTATTAGAAGAGGCTGCTTCCAAGGCTTGGATAGCCTCTACCCAAATATCTACAGTCATCGTTGAAGCGCTACCGACTTGAGCAGTAAAACCACCGAATACCGCTGCAGTCAATTTAGCGAACAAAGCATCGTAAGATTTAGAGATATGCTCTGCGATGCGGAAAGGATCGATATCGGAGCCCATTCCAGTCATCGAAGCGAGATCCGAGATAGCGTACGCTAAAGAATTTCTCTTGCATACTACATCTACGTGACCATCTACGAGAGGCTCGTTTGCTACCGCTCCCTCTTCGGTTGTACCCGAGAAAGAAGTAAAACCATCTTCACCATCGAGGAAAGCCTTACGTACGCGGATAGTATCCGAGCCCATACCGTTAATAGATCCTACGAAGTCTACGAAAGGAGTATTGCGAAGGTTTACAGAGTCCTTAAGAAGCAAGCGGATCTCTGCGCTAATCATTGCAGCCAATCGAAGATCTCCGACTAGGCTTTTATTTGTAATTTCATTTGCCATTATTGCACCATTAGAAGAAAAGGGAAAAAATTCAGTATCTGGGCTCTTCTGCTGTTTCGGGAGCGACCCTACCCGCTCTTATTTTATATCATAGTATCGGCTCTTGCAAGCATAAAAAAACCCCTCTGCAGAAGCAGAGAGGAAAGGGGGGAGGGGGAGGTACAACCCTTCCCCTTTTTTATGGGGAGTGTTAGGTGGGATTAGATACTAACAACGATCTCAGCACCTGTAACAGCGATTACAGAGCGAACCTTAAGATTATTGTTATCTGTTAACTGTACTTCGACTTCCACCTTATTTCCGCTACTGTCATAAGCAGAGCAGTGAACCAATTTCTCTCCGAGTTGATGGTTCAAGGTTACCCAAGTATTAGCAGCCAAGTTCTGAGGAGCGAAAGTAGCGCGGAAATCCGAGCGATCTACCAAGATCTCACCGGTAGCACTATCATATTGAGCAAGGTTTCCAGTTGCAGGATCTGCAGAGATAGCGGCTTGAGCGCGAGCATCTGTAAAGTACAGATTATTAGCACCCTCGGCCACATCATCAGTATCACCATTAAAAGAAATTACTCCGGCATTGTAATCGATAGCAGTACCGCCGGAGAGATGAGCATCTACTCGAGCAGTAGTAAAGAACAGATTACCAGTTCCTTCGGTGAGATCATCTGTATCAGCATCGAGAGCGATCTCTCCATTAACGAAGGAGATACCTTGACCTGCAAAGAAGACACCATGCACATCTGAAGCAGGAAGAGAAAGAACCCCGGTGCTACTGTTGTAAGAAAGCAATTGAGAATCTGGGCTCGATACAGTTGCCAAAGATAAAGCACCGCGAGCGCGAGCATCTGTATAGTACAGATTAGAACCTTCTGCGATATCTCCAGAATCTGCAGTTAACTCCAATACACCTGTACCCGAGTTATAAGCAAGTCCATCACCTGTAATAGAGATAGCACCGCGAGCGCGAGCATCTGTAAAGTACAGATTAGAGGTTCCTTCCGAGATTCCATCTGTATCGGTATCCAAAGAAAAAGTACCGTTAGCATTATCATAAGCCAAGCCCGTACCTGCAGCGAAGAATCCTCGGATCTCTCCTTGGTCTGCAGTGAACTCACCGGTACTTGAGTTGAAATTGATACCCGATGAAGCAGACAAAGAAGCGCGGATCTCTGCATCTGTAACGTCTGCACCTTCGATCTCTGTAAAGTCTGCAGTAGTACCGGCTGTTCCACCATTATGGATAAAGGTTTGAGCGCGACCGGATACCGCAGTAAGTACGATAATATCACCTTCTTGCTTCTCATCTCCATTAGTGTAGTTTGCTGTAACCCAAGCAGAAAGAGAAGCAGCGGTGGTATCTACGGCTACGTCTGTAATGGTAAGAGGCTTAAGTTTTAATTGCTTCGCTCCATCTACTGTTACAAGTTCTGCGTAATTTGCGCTATCGGCAGCGATACCGACTACGGCATTTGCTTCCAAGTAGGCTTTTGTTACTGCGTGTGCATCTGCGGTAGGAGCACTGTTCAATTGAACCGCTCCCTCAAAAATATTAGTAGGTGCTAAAAATTGCATCTCTGTTACTCCATTAGAAAAGATTACGAGGCTCGATGCCTCGCTCTTATACTATCGCAAGATTATCTCTCCCGAGAGTGAAATTTGGAAAGTAATAAGTACTTGGTTTAGAGTGCTATGGGTTACCTCTCCCGCTGCTATTGTACCATCGCTTAGGATAATCTGTACCATCGGTTTGTATCCGAGATTGTGATTTATCATTACTTGAGTACTCGAGGTAAAGGAGTGTACCTGGGGCCTCGCAGAGGAGGGAGCAAAGTATAGGGCCATCTTCTTAAGTCTCCTCGAATATGAGAGTAACGAGTGCAGAGGAAGAACTCTTGGTAGCGATATAGATAGTATCCATTCGATTCCTACCTCTCCCTACTTTGATTTGTTGCTTCGCTCCCCCGCTTATCCAGTCTTTATCGGCTCCAAGAGAGGCTCCCTCGGTCCCTTCATGACTCCAGTATATTTCGTGCTGCTCGCATCCGATGGTAACGGTATTGCAAATTTTAGGCAGTTGAATTTCTGTAGCGGTCTGGTTTGCTGTGAAAGTTTTCACGAAAGTAGCCAAGGTTTCGGATCGTAAGTCTAGGGCCATCTGTACCTCCTGTTATTTATTAGAATTTGCGGGCTTTCCAAGCCTTCTTAATGGCATCTCGGTTCGCTGCGTAGAAGTCCGGATCCTTGAGACCTCGAGAAAGGATATCCCCATGCTGTACGGGAGCGGGCTTCGCTCCTGTATTCGTTTTCGGAGGCAAGAGAGAAGGAGCAACCTCTGGAGATGCCATAGGAGCGGCTTCCATCTGTAATGCTTCCGGAGATGCCTCTGGAGATGCTTCTGGGGCTTTCTTTGCTTGGAGATGGGGTTTCAATACGAGAGGAGCCTGCTCCGGGTTCTCTTTGATCTCCTTAATCCAATCTTCCAAAGATGCTTCACTCTTCGATCTTTGATAAGCCCATTCTACAGCCTCTCGAAGTTCGGGATCTGTAAAACCTTGCTCGCTTAGCATCGATACTCGAGAATACTTACTCTCTGCATCCTGTAGAGATGCCTCGAGGGTAGTTACTTTCTCTTGG